AATCTTCTCAGGTGCGGCGATAGCGATCGCTATAATGGGTGGTGTATTGGAAGTTGGCAAACTGGTAACTGCTGCATGGTTACACGCCAACTGGAAGAAAGTACCACTGTTGATGAAGACTTATCTCACGTCAGCAGTGTTTGTGTTGATGGTGATAACTTCCTTGGGTATCTTCGGTTTCTTATCGAAGGCACACTTGGAACATTCGATATCGGTTGGGGGCACTAATGAACTACAAATCACTAACTTGGAAAGACAGATTGCGAGACAGCAATCAATCATTGCTGATGCAGAAACGGTACTCACGCAATTGGATTCGCAAGTCGCCACCCTTATCGAATACGACAGGATTCGTGGTCCCACAGGTTCGATTGCTGTACGCGAAAGTCAATCGGAGGAGAGGGGTGTTCTCAACGAGGCGATCGATGCTGCGTATGTACGCATTGATGAATTACAAACGGATCTTGCGCCGTATAAAAGGGCGCAGTTGGATATTGAGGTTGAGGTCGGACCACTTAAATACATCGCGGAGTTAATCTATGGAGAAGACAATGCAAGAGACCATTTTGATCGTGCTGTTAGGTTCGTTATTATCCTTCTTGTTACTGTATTTGATCCTCTCGCCGTCGTTCTCTTACTCGCAGCAACTATGGGATTCACCAACAGAAAACACTCACGTATGTTCACAGATGATGGCAACCTAAAGGTTGACCGGACGAACGTAGTTGATGTGGAAGAGTTGTTGCCAGAAACGCCAACGAGTCCTCCGAGTGCCGTTGATGATGCGGCAAACGTCATGAGTCAGTATGATGTAATTGAAGACCTGCCTCCTGATGATGAAATCGACGAAGTGCTTGAACCTGATGACGGGCACGGTATAGTAGACACGGATTCTCTAAGAAATAATTGGGTCAGCACTCAAAGGAAAAAGCGGAAAAAGACTTGACATTGATTGAAGATTGCGGTACACTATAGTCATGAATATATTTTATTTACACGAAGACCCTGAGCAGTGCGCCAAAGAGCACAACGACAAGCATTGCGTCAAGATGGACATTGAATATCCACAGATGCTCTCGACTGCGCACCGTGTTCTAGACGGGGATGAGTGGTATGACAAGACTGCTAATGGTAGAAGGATCAGGCGATGGAAACATCCTGTACCTATCATGGATTCTATGTTGTACAAAGCAAGTCATATCAATCATCCGAGCGCAGCGTGGGTTCGCGAGAGCAAGAATAACTATAACTGGTTGTTTCAGTTGTGGATGAATCTCTGCGAAGAGTACACTTGGCGTTATGGAAAAACTCACATGTCTTGGACGAAACTTGGCGTTGCGTTATCTCGTCCCCCTAAAAATATTGATGACAAACCATTTGTCGAACCACCTCCAGCAATGTCGCACTTCCCTCAATGCATCGTGGAAGGAGACTCCATCGAGTCCTACAGAAATTATTACAGAGAAGCAAAAGCGAGCTTCTCCAAATGGACAAGGCGACCAGCACCAGAGTGGTGGACAGTATGAACGGGTTTAAAAAAATGCAACGACGATTGCGTGAAGAAGGTTGGTATGTAGATTGGAATTTGCCTTGTTGTACAAGTTGTGCTTGGAGTGCAGTTCCTTATGAAGCAGATCTAGACAAGGTGCTATTTAATCACTCACAAGACTGTGAAGTGTATATAGAAGGAGATGAGTGTCCAGCATGCGAAGGAGAAGGCATCAATGAAGATGATGATGATTGTCCTGTATGTTTTGGTAGAGGTGAGGTAGATGAAAATTTTGACCTTACTCAATACGACACTTCAGTTAGTGGGTTTATTTGTAATTCGCCTGAGCAACAAAGTAGTTCCCTATTTTGCTTCTCGGGAGATAAGAAAGGTGTAAAGAATCTGAAAGAGATATTGCCCATCATTGAAGAATGTGGATGTTCTTGGTATTGGGACAAGACTGGCAAAACAAGAATAGAGATAAGTTGGTGATGAACTGGATTAAAAAACTATTTGCAGTTCCTCTTGATAAAAACCCTATAGATACTATTATCATAGAGAAACTTCCTGGAGCAGATAATGAACAAGTGCAGGAAGTTTATCAGGCAAGATGGGTATGGTATCATACCATCCTAGCAGTAGAAATTGCGTTTACAAACATTTTGTTAATTTGTATACTGATGGTTTTAGCATTTAAATGAGTAACGGTTATAGATCAGGCAACACAAGGATGTTTAATATCCGAGTGCCAGAATACCTACACTCTCAGTTTAAAGAGATCTGCCAAGAAGCAGATGTAACGATGGCGAGTGCGCTTATTGGATACATGGAACGTATTGTAGATGGAGATGAAGATATTGGCGGGAAGTCTAAGGCGAACGCAGAGTTTGATCCTTTGTCTGATATCCGTGGACAATATAAAGATGGTGAGGATTTTTGATGAGCATTTGGGAAGATTACCATAAACTCGAAAAAGAAAGTATACAATACAAGTACAACGAGTTTGCTTTGATTGATGAGTTGCAAGAATATGTTGATCAAACGTACAGTGAGCACTATAGCAAAAACAAATTCCAAGCAACCGAGTTTATTATCGACGGTGGACATGGCGAGGGTTTCTGCCTCGGTAACATTTTGAAATACACCCAGCGATATGGTAACAAAGAAGGCAAGAATCGCAAAGACTTGTTGAAGGTTCTTCACTATGCTTTGATTGCGCTGCATGTTCACGATCTGGAGCATAGAGATGATATCTGATTTTAAAATTCATGATCTGTTTTCTATCCCGTTGATGAAGTGTACAGTAAAACTTCCTCACGATGAAATTTCTGAGTATGTTCGCGAAAAATTAAGAAAGCATGGTAACTACACCAGTTATTTCGACAACGAATATAATCATAGGATGCAATCTATGTTGCCTTGGAGAGATGCGATGGAAAAGACAATGAGATTTGCTGCGAAATCTTTTCTAAAGAAAATGGAAATTGATCCTAGAGATTGCCCTGATATTTTAAATTACTGGTTTTCTTCTTATAATGGTGGCGATGATCATGTTTTACATTCACATCCATTTGCTGTAGTTGCTGGCACATATTACTCATATGCCGACCAAGATTCTACTAAAATACAATATCGCAATCCAAACGCAACTGTATTGTCTCACTCTGAACCAGGAGATCGATATAAATTTTTATATCACACGCATTATCCAACAACTGGCGAAATGAATTTGTGGCCGGCATGGTTAGAACATCAAGTAAGACCGCAACAAGAAGTGAACCCCGAGCGATCAAGGATAGCAATATCCTTTAATTATGGGACATATAAAAACAAAGAGCAATAATAATGCGCGATAGAGACACGCTCCTCGAAGTGCGGGATGCACTATGGCAGAAGTTGGAGATCGCGAACCAGATGTCCACGGAGAACCACCAGTCTGGGTTGAAGCAGGCACTGAATGTGGTGCAGGGAATGCTCTCCAAGGGTGATCGTAAGACATTGAATTAGAAAGAGTTTTTTCTCTTGCTTTTTGTGGTTGAATAAGGCATAATTGAAGTATAGGAGGAGCATTCTATGCGTATCTATGGTTCTATGTCCCACGATTTCACTGGTCGTAAGATCAAGAAAAGTAAACCTAAAGGTGAGGTCTACGCTAAATATAAGCGACCTGCCTTTGAACCGATGACTGCCCGTAGTGGTCCTGTTCGTCGCGATGAAGGTGTGGTCTATGCTTCGGTAGACTGTACGAAGGGTGGTCCCTGTACTGCGCCTGAGAGGAAACAGTATACAGGAACTCTGGTTAAAGGTATTGCGACGATGCACAAGTCGAACGCTGTACCTGTTATTAATGACGAGCAAGCGAAAGATCTTGCTAGTATGCGGAGGTGATGTATGCCATCAGGAATTTGGACTGAACAGAGGGTGCGCGATTATTTTGATACGCACTGGGATGTAACCCTGAGAAAGTTATCGAGCATGAGTGGGTGGTCTGTCAAAGACCTGAAGGCAATTCTACTTATGGGGTAGAGATATGCGATACTTTCTATTTGCGACATCATTGTTGTTTCTTGCTAGTTGTGCCGATCTAAAGAGGTGGATTCCTAGCGACTTCGATAATGTAGAGTTTGATTCTTTGGCGAGTCTCTATGTTGTGGCAGTACAACCAGCGACTGAAGATTGGTGTAAGAGAAGCGAACTGTTATACTTAGAACGCCAAAGCGCAAAACTTGAGTTGTACTCAAAGTATAGACTGAACACTAACATCGTTGATGTTTATACAGAGATACATAGTTTAGCGAGCGAACTGTATAACAGGGAGTCTCCGAGTAATGTATACTGTAAATTAAAAAGAGGTAACATTGCAGATGCATCAGAAAAAGCGTTGAAGGTATTCGGAGGAAGGAAATGAACGTAGAAACTTGGCAAAAAGAATGCGAGGCAAAGGTTCTTGAGTTTAAAGAGCATTTAGACAATGGTCACATAACTCAAGGCGAGTATGAAGAACTGATTGAAGACCTCGTAGATTTCGGTCGGATACAGCACAAATTAGAAGACGAAGATCTTAAGAACAAAGCAATGAAAGCAGTTGGCGCGATTAAGATGGTAGCAGGATTACTTTAATGGATTTTGAACAAATTGAAGATGTTAATCCTTCAGCACTAGTTGCTGTTGAACATCTTTCAGAATATTTCAAACAAGACGCGCAAGCTGATTATGACCCTTATGGTAAAATCTTCTGGGCGTGGCAATTTGAATATGAAAACGAACCTATTGAAGTGCATATGCTGCGCACTATTAACGATAAGTATGCTCTTGCTGTTGCAGATTTTGGTAGGGATGGTAAGTACGCAGAAAAATGGCGAAAAAGAAATAAAGGGCATATTGCTGCTGCTAAAAGAATTCTTTCTAAAGATTTGAATACTTTGTTTTTTCCAGAAAGATTATACTAGATTATGAAAAAATTTAATTTGGACTTGATCGAGTTACCGTCGATCAAGCGTGTTACCGTCAATGGTAAACGTCATTATGTAAAAGAGGATGGAGAGGCAGTTCCGTACCCTTCTGTCACCACCATCCTTTCCTCTTGTAAACAAACCAAGAGGGCATTACATGAATGGCGTCGCCGTGTTGGTGCTGAGACTGCTAATAAAATTTCTCAGCAAGCAACGCAACGAGGCACGTCAGTCCATACTTTAATAGAGGACTACATACAAGGGAAAGAGTCCACTGGCGTAATAATGCCAAACGCTCGCGACATGTTTGGTCGCTTGCGAGATGTTGCTGATGAGCACATCGACAATGTTAGGATGATCGAGGGACTAATGTATTCTGAGTATCTGCGCGCAGCAGGCACAGTGGATATGGTCGCTGAGTTTGACGGTAAGATTTCAGTAATCGACTGGAAAACTTCCGCTCGGCGAAAGACTCGATCTAAGATATACAATTACTTCAAACAGGAAGCTGCATATGCTGTCATGTTTGAAGAGATGACTGGAATACCTGTGACGCAGTTAGTCACAATCATTACAACACAAGAAGGAGAGTCTCAAGTATTCATTGAACACCGTGACGAGTGGGTAGGTGAGTTCTTGAAGTTGAGAGACCAGTATGAGTTGGAATTACAGGATAGCGCATCGCCCTAAAACTGATCCCCTGTTGGGATATCAGATTCACGAGGTCTATTATGATGATAAGGGCAATGTTAAATTTTATTCAACAAATCCTGTAACTGCTTTTGGTGATATACCAGATGAGTTGTATGAAGATATGTGCAACATGATGCGTGCGTTCGACGAAGAACCGTTGAACCTTGATCATGTAGATTACCTGCTGACAAGGAAGGAGCAGGGTTCCAGTCAAAAGAGGGAAACGTAAGGGTACGACTGCGAGGGCATGGTAGAGATGTCCTGATGTGTCACTGCTATAGATAGGAGAGCAGCGTAGACGGGGTCGCAGTCATAAGTCGTTGATTTTAAACGACTATTTTCGATTTGCTTTTGTTCCAGATATAGGATATAATGGTCTTATAAATAGGAAAAGAGGTGAATAACCATGTTTAAATTTATATTAGCAATTTTCTTAATTATCGTGGTCGGTGCCTTCACTCAACAGGCGAATGCATCTGATATCACTATTCCTTCCAACGCCAAAGTAGTCTATGGCGGCGAAGGTTGTAACAGCGATAGAACTCCTTGGTCGCCTTCCTACCGCGCATCGATCAATACGTTGTATTGGTACAGTTGTGATAATTCTGGTAGAGTTGCGCAAGCCACAAACCGTGTTATCGACAGATCAATAAACAATGCTGCTTGGCAAATTGAATCTTCTGTTCAACATGGTATCAACCGTCAGATTTCTGACCTAGGATATAAGTTAGACAAAATTTTTGGAAGATACTAATGTTTGTCTATTATCATGCGAACACTCCTCAATACATTGAGGAGTTTGTTGAATGGTGCTGCGAAGAACTCTCGATCAGTAAACTTCGCGGTTGGATTGAATTCAAATGGCATTATGGTGAACTCGACGGTAATGCTTTTGGACTATGTGCAGGTGATGACCGCGAAGTGTCAATCTGGGTTGCCACTAGGCAATATGGCGAACCTATTTCCTACGAAGATAAACTCAAAACTGTTGCGCATGAATTAGTACACGCTCGTCAGTATCTCCGGAGAGAACTCACTTCACACCCTGAGGAATGGGATCTGCCCGTATCTCGTTGGAAGGGTAGGACTATTCGATACGGCAAAAGTCAACGAGCAGAGAACGATACTCCTTGGGAAAGGGAAGCAAGGCGACTAGAAGAAAAACTCTTCAAGAAGTGGATGGAGGAAGAAGTATAAATAGATACATCCTAAAGGACTGTATCTATGGCATACGACTTTTTCCCAAAAACGAAAGAAGAACTTATTAGCAGGATTCAGAATCACGATCCTGCTATTAAGAGCGACCTCGTTCTGCTATTCGAATACCTCAAAGAGGAATTTCCTGCTGTTGAAACTCCGATCAACTTGGATTTGTCCAAGCGAGGTTCTGCCAATGTTACTCGTATGGTGGAGTCGGATACGAACATTAGAAAAATAAAGTCTGAAGCAAACATAGATAAATTATCCATCAAGTTTGGTAATGGGTCGTCAGGTAATCGCGGCAAGAACAACAGGGGCAACCTGTTCGAACCACAGTTTGCCGAGGCATTGCTCGATTGGTACAACGGCAACACAGTGACCGACAGAATGATGCTGACTTCAATCGAGCATCTAGATGAACTCTATAATCTTCGCAAGACAAAAAAATTAAAAGTCGACGTTGTTGGTGGTGAAAACACCAAACGTCCTTTGTACTTCACTCCGAAGATTGGATTGACCAATCCAAAAGGAAGCGGCACAGATATCGGTAAATCAGTTACTGATATTACTCTGATAAAAGACGGTAAAGAAGAAATTTATCTTTCGTTGAAAATGGGAACCACAGTTACGTTCTTCAACGTGGGTATTAGAACGATCCTTCCCCCTGACCATATACAAACATACAATCTCAAAAATCCAGACGGTTGTAAACTACTGGATCTGTTTGGGATAGATTATAAGATGTTTTGCGATGTCTTTAACGGCAAGTTGAAACGAGGAGTGGTTAAGACAACTCGTCCAAATCAAAGTAATATGAAAAGTTTGATGGAGACTGGTATCGGTAAAGGATATCATATCATACACAAAGTTTCAGGCAGAATCATATCTAAGAAAATGGACAGCGATGCTTTAAGAAAGGCATCTACTGTCAGCAGTTGTAAAGTTTATTATGGCGGTAAGACCGGAACAGGTAAGCGAATCGATATGGAAATGGAATCGCAGACATACAAGTTTAAATTAAATATTAGGGACACACAGGGAAAGGATGGATATCCTACGCGAATGATGTGCGACTTCAGTTACAAATAAGAGAGTACTGCTATGGCACAGTTTAACAACGACAAGAAAAGTCTCGTAGGAAATAACGACACAATTTATGAAGTCGTTATGATTGCTGATCAATTTGGAAACGTCACTGACGCTGGTGGTAGTGTACAGGGTACTGATGCTTTCGGTAGGCGGAGAGTGTCTGAACCTTTTACACTGTTTGAAGCATTTAACAGATACGACGATAATGGTAAGTTCTTTGAGCAGTTAACGAATGCTACAACAGGGTTCGGTGACGATAGTGCTTCAATCGACATGACTCTTACTGACGCATCAGGCGATACTGCCATTCGCGAAAGCAAAAGGGTATTTTCATATCAACCAGGAAAATCTCTACAGGTTCTAAACACTTTTGTTATGAGTACAGGAAAAACTGGACTCAGACAAAGAGTTGGATATTTCGGAACTAACGATGGTCTCTTCTTAGAACTTGATGGGACTGATCTTTTCCTAGTGAAACGTTCTCAAGGTTCTGACACACGAGTTGCACAATCTAGTTGGAATATTGATACTGCTGATGGGAATGGTGCTAGTGGGTTTAATTTGAATATTGCTACTGCCCAAATCTTTTGGATGGACATTGAGTGGTTAGGCGTTGGTTCTGTTCGTTGTGGATTTGTATACAATGGTCAGTTTATTCATGTTCACACGTTCCATCATGCGAATACTGTAACCGCACCATACATGACAACTGCTTGCTTGCCGATTAGATACGAAATTGAAAATACCGCTGGTACTAGCGGAGCGAGCACTCTGAAGCAGATTTGCAGCACCGTTATTTCCGAAGGTGGTTTTGCATTGTCAGGATCTTCTAGATCTATCGGTCATTCGATTACAGGAACTGGTGCTGTCGGTAGAGAACTTACTGCTGCTGGAACGTATTACCCTATCGCTGCCATTCGTTTGAAAGACGATCAACGAGAGGCGGTAGTATTGCCAAAAGGAATTGATTTTGTGCCCAACAGCACAGGAAACAACAGCGTAATCAATTGGAGAGTTTATAAAGGAGCAACAGTTGGAGGAGGTAGTTGGAACTCTGCTGCTTCAACTTCCTCTGTAAGTTATAATCTGACGCCTACTTCTTTTTCTGGTGGTAATTTAATCACTCAAGGTTTTACTGCTTCTTCGAATCAGTCTGCCCAAAACGTAAGTCTTTCTGATGGAGTGTTTACTTACCAATTAGAAAGAAATGCTGATAGTTGCGAAACCTTCTTGATAGTTGCAGCAACGAACACTGCTGGTGATGATGTCGCTGTTTCTATTAACTGGGAAGAGATAACTTAAAGTTATATGCATATAGCCAAACAATCCTTTACTTTTGTGTCCAGATATAGTACAATGCGCGTATGAAATCGTTTATGACACATCAAATGCTCTCTGAGGCGAAAAATACTCACATGACTCACATCGAGGATAAAGTCCTCTATGGGGGAGTTGAGGGAACTCGTCAGGCGATCAACGCACTGCGTTCTCTGCGCGATATGCTAGCTGGCAAACATAAGGGTGATATCTCTGTCAAGTGGGACGGTGCCCCTGCTATCTTCGCAGGCATCGATCCTCGCGACGGTAAGTTCTTCGTGGCAAAGAAGGGTATCTTCAACAAGAATCCTAAAGTATACAAGACGAAGGCAGATGTCGATGCTGACACTTCCGGCGACTTAAATGTAAAACTCAACGCTGCCCTTGAGGAACTCCCTGCTCTTGGCATCAAAGGTGTCATACAGGGAGACTTCTTGTTTGGTCCTGGTGATGTAGCGACCAAGAATATTGGTGGCGATGCTTATGTTACGTTTCACCCCAACACGATCGTGTATGCCTTGCCTACTGGTAGTGCTGCGGCGAAAGAAGTGAAGACTGCTCGTATCGGTATTGTATGGCATACAACATACACTGGTGATACGTTTGAAAGTATGCGAGCATCATTCGGTGTCAACGTTGGTGCCTTGAGAAATAGTCGAAAGGTCTGGAGTCAAGATGCTATGCTTCGTGACGTGACGACTGCTACTTTGTCTGCTCGACAAACAAAAGAAGTAACTGAATATCTTTCAATTGCTGGCAAACTGTTTCAGAAAATTGCTGGTAGCACCCTGCGGCAACTTGAATCAAATCAAGATCTCGCTCAGCTGATCGAGCAGTTTAATAACACGTTCGTCCGTAAGGGTATGGTGATACAAGACTCAAGACGACACGTGATTGCACTACAACGTTGGTTGCGTAGCAGATACAAAGCAGAAATGGATAAAAGAAAAACCTCAGCAGGTAAGAAAGCACAGCAGGCAAAACTTAATGCTATTATGGCATTCTTCTCTAAGCAGAACACTTCTTCGTTAATCGCAATGTTTGAATTACAAAAAAATATTGTGTTGGCGAAATTGATTCTTATAAATAAACTCAATGCCCTTGCGAACATAGATACTTTTGTTAAAACAAGCAAGGGGTATAAGGTAACAGGTCAAGAAGGATTTGTTGCTATCGACAAGCTTGGTGGTGATGCGGTGAAGTTGGTTGATCGTATGGAATTTTCGTATAACAACTTTTCACCAGATATATTAAAAGGATGGGATAAACCTAGTAGGAAATAATTGTGCCTAAACCACTTTCATTTAAAGATTTTCTCGTAGTAGACTATGCTCCAGGAACTGGAGAGTACATATCGTATCAGGCGAAGAAGCGCAAGAAGCAGCAAGGCGCTGGATCAAATGCTGAATATGCATCGTATCAACCTGAGGGAGAAACTATAGAAGAAGCATTGACGCATGCTCAGCGTATTAAAAGACGTCAGCAATTTAGGAAAATGAAAGGTCGTATCAAGTTGGGCAGACTTCGTGCTTTGCGAAGAACACCAACTATGGACGTGGTTAAGCGAAGGGCAAAGAAAAAAGCGAGATTGCTGATTCTAAAAAGAATGACTCGAGGAAAATCTAAAGCAGAATTGGGTTTCGCTCAACGACAAGCATATGAAAAGAAATTGGACAAGATGGGTTCACGCATAGATCGTCTTGCCAGAAGGTTGATTCCCGACGTTAGAAAAGCTGACAGAGAAAGAAAAAAATCAGCGTTGCATAAGCAAACAACTGATAGAAGTACGAGCACAAAACCAAAATCAGGCGCAGCGTTTTAATTATATAATGTAATCCGTAGGGAGACGACATGATTAAGTCGTTCAATGACTATCTGGTAGAAGAAGCAAAGGTTGCTTACTTTACTTTCGGTCGTATGAACCCCCCAACTTCCGGACACGAGAAGTTGTTAGACATGCTCGCAAAAAATGCGGGGAGAAATCCTTATTTCGTTTTCCTATCACAGTCGCAAGACGCCAAGAAAAATCCACTAGACTACAGCGCGAAGGTGAAACATGTTCGTAAAATGTTTCCTCGTCACGCTCGGCGAGTTTTAATCAACAAGAAAATCCGTACTGCTTTTGATGCCGCATCATACTTGTATGAGCAAGGTTTTAAAAACTTGGTTATGGTCGTAGGATCTGACCGTGTAAGAGAGTTTAAAACATTGCTAGACAAATATAACGGTGAAAAGGGTAGGCATGGGTTTTACAACTTCAAAAACATTCAAGTAGTTTCTGCTGGAGCACGCGACCCTGACGCCGAAGGTGTAGAGGGTATGTCTGCTTCTAAACTCCGTGCGTTTGCAGCGGATAATGACTTCGCAGGTTTCTCTCAGGGTCTCGGTTCTATGAGCAACAAAGACGCGAAGAAATTGTTTGTCGATGTACGCAATGGTATGGGTATCAAAGAAGAAACTGTATTCAAACGTCACATAGAACTTGACCCTGTGTCGGAGACTCGTGAGAAGTTTGTAAAGGGTGAGTTGTTTGAAGTTGGTGATCAGGTTGTAGTAAAAGAATCTGAAGAAGTCGGTACTATTACTCATCTAGGCAGCAACTATGTCATCGTTCAACTGGGTGAAGATAAGGTTGTGCGCAAATGGCTAGATGCTATTGAAAAGTTGGATGAGTATGTATCCAGTGCAGAGTTTGTACCATCCCCAACTGGTGGCAAAAGATATTCCACTTTAAAAATGGCTGAAGAACCGCGAACTCCTCAAGACCCAGATATTAAAGATCGCAAAGGGTCTCAACCAAAATCCTACCACAAAGGTTTGAGTAAAGCGATAAAGAACCGTCGCGATGCGCAGTTTAAAAAACAGGCGAAGATGCGCGACGATGATCCGAAAGCATACAAACCTGCTCCTGGTGATAAAACCAGTAAAACTAAACCTTCCAAATACACGAAAGCATTTTCTAAGATGTATGGTGACTAAATACCCTTGATCTAAAGCATGCTTTTGATCTGAAGTAACCATCTTTATTCTTATTTGTTATTACGATTTTTATTATGCAAGTCAACCTGAATTGATTTGCTAGCACACTACATTTAAGGATTTTACATGGATAACTTAGACAGAAGTCTAATTAAGATCACACTTTTTGCTATTTTATTAGCATTTGGTCTTCTTTATTTGCCAGCATTTGTTTTGGCACAAGAGGAAGAACCAATAGATCCGAATTTAATAAGAACAGAGTCAACAACCAATAGTACGATAACGACTAATGGCGCCACGACTACTACTATTAAATCACCGCCTGCTTCAGCAATTACGCCAACGATAAACACCTCTAATTCAGATTTGTGTACGTTTGGTGTTGCTGGTGCAGTTCAAACACAAATACTTGGTATCTCAACTGGTACGCAGTTTACCGACGAAAACTGCGAACGACTCAAGAATGCAAAAACTCTTTATGATATGGGGATGAAAGTTGCCGCAGTATCATTAATGTGTCAAGACGAAAGAGTTTTTAC